TAATGGGTTCTCAACCTGCGTCATTATTTGGTGGAGGACCTTGGGGTCAGACTCCAACAACCGCTGTCGGCATCTCAGGCCAATTCCATGAATCGTTTACTCAAACATTTTCCTATCAAGGTAGAACTCACAACGGATATGGAATTAATATCAGTAACAACACCACCTCAATAGGTAGTTTTGGTGGTTCAGGATATAGTAATCAGCATTGGACGGGTTCAAGTGGTATTAAATGGAATGTTCAGCAAGTTCTTTGGGGTAAGAATACTAAAAGCACTGGTAATTTTCCAAGTATGAATGGTCCATATAGTGGAAGTCACGAAACAGGATCAAATGCTGGTAACTTTGTATTTTTATTTATTACAAGATCTGATGGTAATACTGTAACGGACGCAGTTGCAAATGGATATACAGCCGAAGAAGTGTTTTCGCATATGAAAATCGGCACCGGCACTACTGTCTTTAAATCGTCCCATTCGGGAGTATCACACAGCTCAGGCTTGACTGGTATATCTACCTCTAGATCTGGTATCGCAGGGTATACAACAAATGCAGCTTTAGGATTTTATTATTTTTGGCAGGGGGTTTCTGATAGTGTTATTGATAACCTAGGTACTACAGGAAATGTATCCTTTACTATTTATGGTCCTAGAACAACTGTAACATATACTAATGGTATTGCAGAAGAGCACGGTGGAGATGATTCGAGTGATGTAAAAATTAGTGACTATATAAAAGGCGGAGAATATGTAGCTAGTGGTAATACTTCTTCTACCATACCTTCTAGTCTACTAGATGTATCATTTTCAAATTACCAATTAACTGAAGATGATGGTGTTCCCGCTGGTAGCACAGGAGTATTTGTTGATTCGGCAAGTAATGGTGACTATTATCCTTATAGAGGCGCTGGCGTATATGGCTCCTCTGTCGATTATGTATATTTAACAGGTTTGGTCGCTTCACCAGCCTATGGGGCCTTTAGTCCGAACACAACAGCGGCCAGAACCTTTGCAGTTGATGGTACTAATCAAATATTAACAGAAGCTGCCATCGCTTATGCCACACCGAACGGAACAAACTTTATAGCTAGGTTTACACCTGCATCGGGCAGTAGTAATGATCTTATGGCAACAGGTGATTGGAGTACAATAACCTTAACAAAGACTAATAATACTAGTCATAGTAATACATTAACTCTAACCAGTTCCAGTGCGGGGTATGGATATAGTGCTTCAACCGTATCACAGGCGACTGGTCAGATAATACCCACAGCAACTATAAGCTTCACTACCAATTCCCCCTCCTCTAGCAATAATTACATTTATAATTGGATTACAGACAATGGTACTAAGACTAGTATACAAGATTTTACAATTACAATTTCATAGGAGACACAAATGATTTGGAATAGACAAGAAAACACAGTGATTGATATTGATCAATTAAGAGAACAACTAATTATTGATGAGGGTCAAGTAAATGAAATTTACAAAGACCATTTAGGCTACCCAACTTTCGGAATTGGCCATTTGGTCCTCGAATCAGATCCAGAGTATGGACAAGATGTGGGAACCCCAGTATCAGAAGAACGAACAATCGAATGCTTTGAGCAGGACGTACAATCTGTCCTCTCTGACTGTAAAAAATTACACGACGGTTGGGATGGATATCCTCAAGAAGTAAAACAAGTTATTGCGAACATGATGTTCAATATGGGACTTACGCGCTTAAGTAAATTTAAAAAGCACAATGCAGCGCTGCAGAGTGGTGATTGGAAAGAGGCTGCTGTAGAAGGCAGAGATTCACGATGGTACAAACAAGTAACGAACAGAGCCGAAAGGTTAATGACAAGACTCGAAGCAGTTTAAATTATAACGAGTCAAATATTCCCCAGTCGGAGCAAAAATACACAGGTTGGTATTATTGCTCGGATAGAAAAGAATATTATCGTTGGGACGAATTTATCAACCATAAGTGTTAACTTAAAGACCCTACATTATAAATAGATGTATGGGTGAAATATTTAAATTAATAGGCGAAGTCGGAGCCCCTATAGCAGGAAGTCTTGTTATGGGGTTTTTTATCTTTCTAGTAATAAAACAAATACTAGAAGGCATAGTCGATCAAATAAAAACCCTCACAATTTTTTGTAAATCTCTTGAAAATAGAGCAAGAACTATGAGTAATGAGATTATAAAAATAGATTTATTAGTATCAAGTGCATTAGATTTAAAACCTGATGTTGATAGAATAGCAAGGGCCGAAAACTTTATTGAAGATGGCAAACTTGATGTGAGGAGAGACTGATGGAAGATTTAGGAATAGCTGATGTAATTTCACAATATGGGTTTCCTATTGTAATGGCTGTAGGTTTAGGATACTTTATATATTATGTTTGGTGGTTTATAGGAGAACATATTGAACCACAGCTTGAAGCTATGCATCTAGCTTTAATCAGAGTGATTGATCAAACTAGAATGTTGGATCAAGATATGATTAGATTGCAACAGAAAGTTAATGTTGTATTAGAGTATAGAGAAAGGCAAAAGCAAAAAGAGGAAGAATCGAATGAAAAATAAAATAAGAATAGGTGGATTTATATTATTTGTATTTGCTTTTAATAGTGCATTATCAGCTGACATAGTACATACATTTAAAAATCCGTCATTTAGCGGAATAGGTACTGGTGCTCATTATTTAACTATTGAAAATCAGGAAGCAAGTAGAAAGAAAGCTATTAAAGATGCTTTAGATGCAGCACGAAAGGCGGCAGAAAGAGCTGAAGAAAATACAACAATGGCCAAATTCATTAGAAATTTAGAAAGCAGAATATTTGCTCAAATGTCTAAACAACTAGTGGAGTCCATGTTTTCGAATGACTCAGCTTCTTCATTCGGCTCATTTACCTTAGAAGGTAATGTAGTCACATGGGAAGTAATCACAGCAGAGGACGGCAGTGAGTGGATTAAAATGACAATAGTGGATTCAGATGGAACTGAAACTATTATAGAGATTCCAGTAGGAACGGGCAATTATGCACAAGATATTGACGGCTAGTTTATTAACATTATTAATAAGTGGTTGTGCTTCTGTTCCACAATGGAGCAATAACCCACAAGATTGTAATGATAAGGCAGGAAAGTATAATGAAGGATATCAAAGACATTTACAAATGGGCCTACAAAAAACTATGGCTCGTAAATATATTTGTGTTGATGTAGCAGAGGCAGTAAGGTTACCTTCTTTTATAGACCTATTAAATCTGCCGCCAGCAAAAGAAAAGCCAATTGTTGCTGTATATGGATTTGCTGATAAAACAGGACAAAGAAAATCAAGGGAAGGTATAGCAGACTTCTCAACAGCTGTTACCCAAGGGGGAACAGAAATGATAATAGATGCTCTGAAAACTGCAGGCGGGGGGACCTGGTTCAGAGTAGTAGAAAGACAAGGCATTGATAATCTAGTAAGAGAAAGACAGATTATTAGAAGTGCCAGAAACGATTTTGCGGGCCCTGAGGGAGCGCAACAACTGAATCCACTCTTATTCGCTGGAATGATTATTGAGGGTGGAATTATAGGATATGATACCAATTTATTAACTGGTGGCCGCGGCGCACGAACACTAGGGATTGGTTTCGCTAAACAATACCGAAAAGATGTTGTAACTGTGTCTATTAGAGCAGTATCAGTCTTAACGGGTGAAGTATTATTAAACGTTCAATCAAGGAAAACAGTTTTAAGCTATGGAAGCTCTGGAGATCTCTTCAGGTTTATAGAGCAAGGAACTCAATTAATTGAGTATGAGGACGGTGTGGGAAATAATGAGAGTGTGACATATGCGGTACGAACAGCTATTGAGGCTGGAGTACTGGAACTAATATACCAGGGCCACGATAGAGGATTCTGGGTAATAAAGGATGGACATCGCCACCCCCATCAGCACGATGGAAAAAACGATAAACATCCTATAAAAAAGGAAAATAACGAAAATGAATAAACTATATGGAATAGTCCTAACTGGACTTTTAGTGTCGACATCTTTTGTTTTCGCACAAGCCACTGATGATAATGAAATTAAAATTACACAATCTGGTGATACACTAGAGTTGTATATTGATCAAGTTGGATTTGGTAACAAAATTGGAGGTGATGACTTTTCAAGTGGTTCATCTGCAATGAATATTACTGGTTCAAGCTTAGAATTTGATTTAGATTTTGTAGGTAACCAAAATATTTTGTTTGGCCCGGTTGTAGCTGATAGCTCATATTATAAGCTAGCTTTTACAGGTGATTCAAATGAAATAGATTGGAATATCGGATATATTGGTAGTGCAGATGACTCAAATATAAATTTTAATGTTACTGGAGACAGTAATACATTTGATTTAGATCAAGGATATACTGTAAGTGCAGAAAGACTGGATGCTGACTTAGTTTTAATTGGAGATAATAACATATTTGATGTTGATTGGGAAAGTGATGACAATACTTGGACCCTGGATATTACAGGTGGTTCGAATAATATTAATACTTTGCAGAATGACGGGGCTCAAAACCTCGAATTAACTCTAGTAGGTGATTCTGCTGATATTGATATTAATCAAATTTCAGGTACTTGTGCTACTGGTGCTGGAGTTGCTTGTGCAACACCAAATTCAAATGTAGTATTAGATGTA